GGCCGCCCTTTTAATTCGTTTACGAAATATTACATCAAGTTAGTTACTTGAACTTTTCTGTAATATCTGTTTGCATTAGCTACTGTTAAACCATCAGCAGTAATGTTGTCAGACGCACCAGCACCAGCAAATGGGTTCGCTACTAGACCGTATCTAGTTTTGAATCCAATTTTTGGTTGGAAGTTGTCTTGGCCAACTGCTCTTACCATTTGTAGAGGTACATATGGGCAGTAGAATATACCAGCGTCATATGGTGAAGTACCTTTGTAACCTACTACAAAGTATTGTTTAGCAGCTGTATTTGCTGAATATGGATCAATGTAAACTTTATATTTACCATTTAATACACCAGCAAATGTGTTGCCTGAGTCATCAACGTTTAAGTTGTTGTTTAACGCAGGAGTGTAATCTAAAACACCAGCCATTTGTAATGCAGAAGCAACATCAGATGAACAGATAATCATATTACCTTTTCCTCTTCTTGTTCTTTGTGCAATAACGTTAGCGTCTCTCTCTAATTGGAACATTAGGCCTTTAAATCTTTCAACAGACCATCTACCGTTAGAGTCTGTATCTAGGTCAAAGATACCTGCAGTTGTTGTATTAGTTTGAGCACCTTTTTCAGATCCAATGTAAACTGATCTTACAACTTCTCTATTGATTTCCGCAAGGATTTCAGCAGATAAGATGTTTGATAATTCAGTTTCAGCATCTAAGCCGTGGATTGCTTTAAGGTCTTGTGCTAACTCCATAGTGTACTCGGCTTTTAGCGCTCTTGATTTAGCAGTCACAGTTGATTTCTCAATTGAGAATGCCATTTCAGCAAACGCATTACCAGAGGCATCACCTAATGCTTCTGCATATGCAGTAGTCATTCCTGATCCACTTGTGTATGTACCAGCAGGTGAGTCGTTAAGTACAGCTGGGTTAGTTCCAGATTGTGCTAAAGCGGAAGCCCCACTCACAGATGATCCAGTAGCATTTCTGCCTGAAAAATCTGTATCAGCTTCGTCAAAAAGAGCTTCACCACCAGTTTGAGAGGCATATCTGCTTCTCATAGCAAATATCAAGCCTGTAGGACCTGACATTGGTTGAACGCCTGCAATATCGTAAGCGATAAGGTTAGGCATTGCTCTTCTAACTAAGCTAATTAAAATAGGATTCCAGTTTTGTACTGATGAACCAGTTGCGTTAGCAGGTGCAGCTTCTGATAAGAAAGCAGCGTCTTCTCTTAGCGCTTTTTCTTGGTTCTCTAGTACCATTGAAGTAACGGCTCTTTTATAAGCATCGTTGATCTTTGGAAGATCAGGATGTTCTAAAACGGGCTGCCACTTTTGTTGTATTGATTCAGATAAAAACATTTTTCTATCTCTCCTTTTTTTAGTTAATTAACTAAACCCTTACTTTATGTAAGGATTTTTATTTGTTTTACTAATTGCAGCAGTATATGCAGCCATTGATTCAGACAAGTTGCCTAAACCAGCATTGTTTTCTGCTACTTCATTAGATTCAGTATCACTCGCTTTTGCTTTAGGGAAGTATGAGTTTTTTATTGTCTCAACACTCTTTCTAAAACTGTCAGCGTCTTTATATTCAATACTTTCTGCTAAACCTTTAAGTTTTTCAGATTCAGTAACCGCTAAATCAGATGACACATCATTGATAATGTCTTCTCTAGCAAATTCACTAATTCTTTGATTCAACTCAACGTTCTTTTCAATAGTTTTGTTAACTTCTTCTTTTAACTTAACTATCTCAGCAGCTTGATTCTCAATTACATCAAATTTTTCTTGTGGAACATCAATGTAGTGAGACTCAAATAAGTTTTTAAGACCACCGATAAAATCTTCAGTAATCTCGGCTCTTAAACCTTTTTCTATTGCCAATTCGTTATCTTTCATCCACTCTTTGACAACATAGTTTAGATAAGCGTCAACTTTTTCTACGATTTCAGATTTAGTTTCTTCAACTTTTTCTGCAACCTTAGTGTCGTATTCACTTTCTAATTTCTCAATTTCTTCGACAAGTTTTGCTTTAATAGCAGCTTCGAAAATAGTAGCCGCTTTTGCTTTAAATTCTTCTGATAAGTCTTCACCATCAGTTAAAGCAGCAACGTCTTCTTTCATATCCATATCTTTTACTTTATCTTTAGCAGTCATTTCTTTTTTCATTTCTTTTTCATCATCTTTTTTCATTTCTGCTTCAGACATTTCTTTTTTCTTGTCTTCTTTGTCGTGTTCTGCTTCAGACATTTTTTTCTCATCTTTTTTGTCTTCAGCTTCTTTCATATCTTTTTTCTTCTCGTCTTCTTTTTCCTCAGATTTTTCATCTTCTTTACCATTCTTTTTATCTAAGTATTTTTTAAGACCAGCTGGCATTTCGCCTTCTTTCACTTCTTTTTTCTCATCATCTTTTTTATCAGCGTATTCTGCCTCTTTCATATCTTCTTTTTCTTTTTCGTCTTTTTTCTCGTCAGCTTCGTAAGCAGCTTTGATTTCTTCTTTTTCTTTATCTGCTTCTTTTTGAGCTTTTAGAGATTGCATAGCATCAGCTTGACCTGCACTTTTTTGTTGTGGGTCACCAGTAATGTGATTAACCCCTTGTGCGAAATTTATTTTAGCATCTGTAGGTGAAGTAACTGCTTTAGTCATTACTTGTTGTACAGTTGCCGCTAGTGATTTAGCTGGTTCAGCTGGAGCTGCATTTTTCTTTGGCAAATCTGCCACAGTATTATCAGCCATTGTTCTATCTCCTCAATAGTTTTTGTTGTTATTATTGC